TCGGTACGCTGTGAGGTAAAGAGAGACGACTGGCTTGAAGTGGGAACCGGCCAGGAGAAGCGACGAATCGGACAAACCATCCGTGTTCGTACCATCAAAAATAAGACCTTCCCACCACAGCAAACAGCCTACCTTGACTTCTATTTTGCCGATGGAGGACCAGTGGAAGCTGGAAGCTACGACTCCGGTAAGGAAATCGTGGCTTTATCCATCCTCAATGGCATCGTAGACCGTCGAGGTGGCTGGATGTACTATAATGATCGTAAGTGGCAGGGAGCGCAAGCCCTGATTGATTCTCTACGGGAAGAAGTAGAACTTCGTGAGGAACTTACTACCGCAGTAATGGATACGCTAAAATCAAATCCAGCATTGCTCCTAAACTCTAATGAAGAGTGAGGGTCAGAAACAATCTCTAAAGCATGAAAAGCGATTAGAGAAAGCAGTAGGTGGCCAGCGCAGTGCCGCCTCAGGTGCATTTTGGTCTCGAAAGGGAGACGTCAGAAGTGACGATCTCCTTATCGAGCACAAGTGGACTGGAAAGAAATCAGTGACTATCAAGTCAGAGGTTTTAAAAAAGATTACAACAGAAGCAATACTAGATAGCAGAACGCCCGTGCTAGGTTTGCATCTCGACGGTGAGAATTACGTTGTTCTATTAGAGGAGGATTTCTTTGCTTTACGCAACATAATTAGAGGTGAGTAGTGCGATATTCTGATGATCCAGACTGGACTTGGCGATATGATGCCAAGTGCCGGGGAGAAGATACTGAAATATTTTTTCCACCGAGAGACAAAGCTTTATATAAACCAATTGCAGATAAGGCTAAAGCCATCTGTTGGGGAAAGGATGGGAGACCACCTTGTCCAGTTCGCAAAGAGTGCCTCAAAGAGGCTATAATTAATGAAGAGCTTCATGGAATTTTTGGTGGCATGTCCCACCGAGAACGAAATGCCGCTCAGAGAAAGTTTACAAAAAAAGGTCTAACTTTAGACGAATGGCTTGAGAAAGAGGGAAGCAAGTATGGGCAAACCCAAGACGATTGCTAGCAAAGATTTAAAGGCATTTCTTGAAACAAGTAAGCGTACTACTCGCCTTATGGGTGCAGTAGAGCGCCATGTTTTGTCACGTCCGTTTGATGAACGAGACATGAGTTATATCCACCCCTCAGATATTATTAAAGAAGACTGGTGCGGACTTGCTCAGTATCACGCTGTTAAAGGCAACTATGTAGAGACTAGAGATAAGACTCCAGCTCGACTAGCTTCTATCTTTGCAGAAGGCCACACCATCCACGCTAAGTGGCAGAACTGGTTTGCTGAGATGGGTGTGCTGTACGGCGTATGGGAAGACGAAACCGGAAGAGGCTGGGCTGTATCTAAAGATGTACAGGTTGGCTGGGCTGAGTACCGAGAAGTACCTCTACGCAGCGACAAACATATGATTCGTGGTCATGCCGATGGGTGGATCAAAGGTCTTAACGAAGACTGCCTAATTGAGATTAAGTCTGTTGGTTCAGGCGGTATCCGTATGGAAGCCCCCGCAATTATGGCTCAGTCTGATGACAATGTAGAAAAGGCTTGGAAAAATATTAAGACGCCTTTTCGTTCTCACTTGCTACAGGGTCAGGTATACCTACACCTTTGCCATTTAATGGTTGAAGAGGGTATCCTTGAATCGGCGCCTAACGAGATTGTATTTATTTATGAGCTTAAAGCTAACCAAGAATACAAAGAGTTTGTGGTTCAGTACAATCCTGAGTTCACTAAGGACATCTTTGATAAAGCTTTAGATGTAGCTTGGGCAGCAGAGAACAATCGACCGCCTATGTGCAGTATTGACCCGGCTAAGGGATGTAAACGTTGCGAGCCATTCCAGGAGGCAAAATGAGTATAAGTAGAGATGTATTATCTGCTATCCATGAGCTTGGGTTTTCTTTAACAGCAAAGCCAGAGTATGAAATTCCTACTCTTCCTAGAGATATTACTGAGCTTGACGACGAAGGCCTTATGGACCTGTTTGTTCAGTTCACTCAATGGAATGATCATCTGGCAGGTGCACAAGCAATTGCTATTATTAATGAGCGCGAGGCACAACGTAATCTAGATAACGCGGAAGCTTCAGCAATGCTCAGTAATTGGACTGGGGCTAAGGGAGATCGAATTACCCTTATCAAAGCTCAGATCGCAGCTAGCGATGACATCAAAGAGCTAGCTCACGAACTAGATATCAAATATGCTTTCCGTAAGATTATTGAGACTAGAACTCTTAATGTTGAGAGAGACAGTCAAGTGGTGTCTCGTGAACTAACACGACGAACTAGCGATTCTGGCGGAATGCGATCACGAACTCGGAGGTTCACAACATGACAGATGGTAACTGGGAGCAGTTAGAACTTTTCCCTAAGGACACAGACTGGGGAAAGTTAGAGTTTGAAAGTAGCAAGATCCCTGCTATAGAGGTCGCCTGTGGCTGCACTAATTGTGGGTGTAAAGATGAGCAACCCAGCTAAGGCAAAAGGCAGCGGAGCAGAACGTGCTGTTGTTGCCTGGCTTAAGAAGTGGTATCCATATGTAGACCGTAGATTAGCTGGAGCAACTCTGGATAAAGGAGATATATCCGGCATCCCTGGTGTAACTATAGAGATTAAGAACCACGATAAGATGGCCCTATCCGGTTGGCTTAAAGAGCTTGAAACTGAGATGGCTAATGATGGGGCTTGGACCGGTGTAGTTATCCATAAGAAACGCGGAACTACCGATGTAGGCGAATGGTACGCCACTATGCCCGCAAAAGTATGGGTTGAACTCTTGAATCGAGTCCAGCAAGTTCGAGGCTTATAGGGGTACTAGAGGGCTTTTAAGGGGTATTGTAGGTCTCAGGTGGGCACACACAAACTAAAGGACTACAAATTGAGTGACTTAAAAGATGAAGACAAGTGCCTGCGTGTAAGCGCAGGATCTAATGCACAATCCGTAGGATCGGCTATTGCACACGCCCTATATGAATCCCCTCAAATTAAGCTACGTGCCGTAGGTGCTTCAGCAGTGAATCAGGCAGTAAAAGCTATTGCTATCGCAAGAGGTTATGTGGCTCCTAGAGGTCTAGATTTGACCTGTAGGCCAGGATTTACCACCGTAGACTCCAGAGATGGACAAATTTCTGCGATTGTCTTTACGATAGCCGTAAACTAATATATTATTTACCATAAGAGATCTCTTAACAGTTAGGTACTAACATGGCAAGTTCAATTCAAGACGAAGCTTTAGCAGGCATGGCTAAGCAAGGTCGCAAGCCTATGATGAAAGACGGAGTTAAGTTTACTTCTCCATCCGCATCACCACAGGCAGGCACACTTGTTAAAAAGAAGAACACCGCCGCTGGCGATCCAACAGCTTCAGGTACAAAGGCAAATCGTAAGAACGATCCTTATAACCCAAGCACTGCTGGTACAGAGCGCACAGGTGCATCTTACTCAGTCAAGGCAAGTTACATGAAATCAAATGATCCATCTGCTGGTCTTACACAGGCTAACAGTAGAATTATTAGCCCTTCAGTTGTACGCAGCAAGGACTCATGGTCTGAAGGAATTAGCTCTTCTTACTAAAATGTAGTATACTTATTAATGGAGCCTAATACTTTAGGCTCCATTAGTAATATAAGGAGGCGAATGTGCTACAAGAGTTGTACGCGGAAGCAAAAGAAAAAAACACATATATAGCAGGTAAGTGCGTAGTTTATCAATGGTGCGCAACCCTATCTGATTCAGATCAAGCTGCATTTAATTCCTCGATGGATGATGAGGATTTTTCTACTAGAAGTCTATTTACAATGTATAAAAATGCCGGGGCTACCTTTGGCATTACTTCATTAAAAGGCCACCGAAACGGAGACTGCTCATGTCGTTAGCAGATGAATACAACAATGCAAAATCAGATCAAACCGTAAACTCTATTGAGAAGTTATTAAAAAATAATGGTTTGAGTATTGATGACATTGGTAAAGTTAGCAAGGTTAGCTTATCTAATAACCCAGATGACACTAAGATCATCCTTTCTCCTAAGTGGAGTGAAGGACCAGAGTGGCAACCAGTACAGCACGCAGAGCCTGTAGTAATCCAACCAAAGGTTCGCACACCGGCTTTAATTAGCAGTGACTGGAAGGTTGCTGTTGCCCTACCTGATCCACAGATCGGCTATCGCAAATACGAGGACGGTACAGTAGACCCGTTTCATGATGAGGCTGCTATGGATGTAGCCCTACAAGTAGTGGGGTTAGACCACGGTCACCCACTTGATCAGATTATTAACCTAGGAGACTTCCTAGACCTACCTATGTATGGTACCTATGACCAGGAGACAAACTTTGCACACACTGCTCAACTTGCTATTAATCGTGGTCACCGTTTTCTCGCTGAGCAGCGCAGTAATGGAGGCACGGACGCACGAATCATTCTACTTGAAGGCAACCATGATAAGCGTCTCAATAGGTTTATTAATAACAATGCTGCTGCTGCTTACGGCGTAAAGGTAGCAAATATGCCAGAGGCTTGGCCTGTGCTAAGCTTACAAAATCTATTACGTTGTGATGAATTAGGAGTGGAGTTTATTGATGGTTACCCGGCTGCTGCACATTGGATTAATAAGCGTCTCCGTGCTATGCATGGTGATAGGGCTAACGCCTCAGGTTCAACGGCTGCGCAGTATGCAAATTCGAATCCAAATATATCCACGATCTTTGGTCACACTCATCGGATGGAACAGCAATCAAAAACGGTATTTGATCGTGACCAAGCGATTAAAAGCGTCTCTTTTAGTCCGGGATGCCTCTGTCGAGTTGACGGAGCAGTACCCTCTGTCAAAGGTGGGGTGGACATTAAAGGGCAAGCTCTCCAGTATTTTGAGAACTGGCAGCAGGGTGTAAGCGTTATCTTCTTTAAAGATGGCGATGATGATAGCTTCCACTTTGATCAAGTTCATATCCACAAAGGTAAGACAATGTACCGTGGTGAAGAGATTCATTCTACGGTTGATAAACTAGGAAATTTACTATAATAAAAAAGCCCCCCGTAATTGGGGGGCTTTCTTATTTGTAATTATTTACCGCAGGTTGGGCACTTCTCCGCTGCTGTAGCAGGTTTATCTGCCCCCGCTGCCTTGAACTTAGGCCGTCCGAACCCAACAATTGAGATCTGTTCTCCAGCCTTGTTCTTCTTAAACGCACGAAGCTTCTTAGAAACCTGTCCGCCATTTCTTTGGCTTCCCTTTTTATCTGGGCTAGTGTTTCCTTCGATACACCAAACAGTTCCGTCCTCATTGTCTTTAATAACAATTCCTACGTGAGAAATTCTATCGACACCGTCTGAAGGAAAATCAAAATAAACTACATCACCTGGTTCTGGATCGGCAAGATCTCCGTCAATCCAGGCGCCAGCCTTCTTAAACGCCTGTGCTCCACCTGGAGTGTATACAGTATTAGGAATCTTTACTCCGGCCTCATTACCACACCAGTTAACGAAACTTCCGCACCATGGTTGGAAATTAGCTTTTGTATACTTTCCGTACTTTGTTTCATTATCTTTAGGGCCTTCAATGGTTCCTAGTTCCGCTGTAGCAACTTCAATTAAACGAGCTGCTGTTCCTTGCTCTGCCATTAGTCTTTATCCCAATCTGTGTCTACTGGTTGTGCCTCTGGCATTGCGCCATCTGGCTTTGCTGCTAAACGAGCAGCTGTAGCATCAATTTCTGCCTCAAGCTTCTTGTCAGCCTGTGTGTTCTTAGCGTCCATCTCTTTGTTTGACAACTGTGCTGCCATAACATCTTTAGCACCAGATTGACCAATTAAGATACCAGCAAGGGTACCTGTAATAAAAGTAGCAATGCTTCCAAGAACATTGAAGAACATCTTGTCATTCTCTGATTGTGCGCCGATTGGCTGTGTTACAAATAAAAGGCCGTAAAGAATGCCAAGGGAGGTACATAATAGGATGGTTCCTAATGTGATACCTAGAATAAACTTTAATCTAGCATCTAGATCTTGTGGTGTTAGCTTTTCTTTAAACATTTGGTGTTCCTTCTGGTTGAGTGGTCTTGACTAAGTCTACAGGACAAGTCTGAGTTGCGGTACAGATAGGGGGCTTACAGTCTTCCAATTCCCAGTTTTTTGGGTCTTGGCATGGGTATCTAAAGAACCCGCTATATCCACAGCTTGTTAATGAGCTAGCCAACAACAAAGCAGCTAGTATATATCCAATTTTTTTCATTCCTCGTCCTTTGGGTTACGAAGTGGGTATGTTACCGCCCACGCAAATAATGTTCCCATAATTGCATAGCCAACAATGGTCTTTGCAGAGCCGTCTAGGACAACCCAGGCAATAAACATGCCTAACAATGTCCATAGTTGGTCAACCATATCTCTTAATACTCTCAAGGTTTACGTCTCCTTATTCCTGATTCACCGGAGGCGCCACCGCCTCCTCCTCCGCCCCCACCACCTGTAGATCCACCGGATGTGGTTCCACCTGTAGCTCCTGCCGCTGCTCCAACAGCATTCATTGCGGCTCCTGCCGCAACTACTGTTGCAACAACCATATCGGTTGCTTCTTCGCGTTCTTGTGTAGACATGTCAGCACCGATACTGCCGAGTGCTTGAAGGGCTTGACCAGGGTCACTAAATAATTCGCCAATTAACTCCGCAGGGTTCTCTAGTAATACGAGGGCTGCAGCAACGTCTGCTGTAATTATAACTTCGTTTCCGTTTTCATCCTGCCTAACCTCGACAGGAGTCTCAGCAGGAAGATCCTTATATTCAATGCCAGCAGCCTGTATAGCCTCAGCAGATACGGATTCTCCAGGCTGTAAATCAGCTATAAGCTGCTCTACAACAACTTCCTTCTGAGCTTCGGTAAGAGTTCCAGCTTGAGCAGCTTCTTCTAGAGCGGCCTTTTCAGCAGCAGCTTTTTCAACTGCTAGTCTTTCAGCCTCTGCTTTAGCAGCAGCCTCTGCTGCAGCCTTATCGGCTGCTGCTTTTGCTTTAGCAGCAGCTTCTTCTGC